GCTGCCAAGGCACCAGATCAGGGTGCAGCACATGCCCATCGCATCCGTTGCGCTGTGCGTCCACCGGGATCACATCGTCCCATTTGCCACAGTGCCAAGTTGAGTCCGACAATGGTGTGGCCATCGCACAGGTGCGGCAGTTCACATGCTTGGTGGTCTTGGACTCATGGCAGAACTCATGGGCATCGCAGAACTTGCACTGATACCAACTTGCATCGGTGCTGATCGGTGGCGGCATGTTGTCGCTCAAAGCAATGTAATGCCCCCTGCGCACAGCCTTGTCAGCCACATCCTTGTCCAACTTCACACGCTCGGTGTGGATGCGGTCATCGTCCTTGCACACGGCCACATACAGCGCACGGTCCAGACCAGTGCCAGCCATATAAACCTGCATCTGCACAAAGTGCTCGGGCTTGGACTTCTCCACACCGTCTTTGACCAGCGCATCAAACGACTTTTTGCTGTGCGTCTTGAACTCGGCCACATGCTTGGTCTTTGGCGCTTGAGGCACACCAGAATCAATGATCGCGTCAAGCGACCCCGAGACATGGCTGCCAAAGTCCACCCGATGCTGGCTCGAAACCTTGCGCACATCCACCCCAATCGCACGCAGGTCACTGATAATGTTGGCCTCCTCTTGCTGGCCACGCCTGAATAATCGCAGGATGCGGCCAGAGAACTCAGGCTGCACAGCCCATCTAAACGACAACCAAAGCCAGCGATCACACACATGGCCCAGCGTACTGGCGCCAAGGTGAGGTCGAGGCGCTTCTGCTTTTGCTTCGTGATGCTTGTCAATCAGCGCCTGAATGGTATGATCACTCTCGGGTATTTTCATGATTGCTTCCTTGATGAAGTTTGCCCCGACCTTAACCAGTCGGGGCATTTTTTTGCTTAACGCTTAGCCCACGGTGGCGCTGCCTTGCCAGCCGCTGGTGCAGAAGCCGCAGCCATCGGCACAGAAGGCGCAGCACTACCCGAGACAGACTTAAAGCCCTTGACCTCGTTGCTGGCACCATACTGCTCGTCTTGCTTGACCTCCAACTTGATGCTGATCTGGCCACCAATCAACTGATCGGTGTCAGTCACTTTCGCCAAGCCAATAGCACGCATGATCTCGCCCAATTGCTGGCGACCAATCTCCTCGGCCTTTGGGGTAGCGTTCTTGATGTTCAAGTTGCCAAACACAACCCGGCCTTGATGGCTTGGGCCAGTGATGTCATAACGCAGCTTGATGTACTGGCCATTGCCAGCCTTGGTGGCTTTCAGTTCGGCTTGAGAGATGGTGGCGGTGTACCAGCCAGCAGGCAAAGGCTCAAAGCTGCCAGTGTTGCCAACAGGCATGTCGTTGACGTTAAATTCTTCGTTCAGAAAAGCCATGATTTACTCCTTGGGGATGATTTTGAAAGATGGGCGGCCAGGCTTGGCCGTAATAGCACCAGCCAAAGGCCCGGTGATGGATTCGTCGGCTGATTTCCAGACCGACATGTTGATCTCCGGCTTCCACCGAAAAAGTGTTGCAAGGTGATCGCTCAGTCCTGCTTCAGTGGCAAGCATTTGCAGCTTCTCTGAATCGACCTTGCGGTCGATGCGTCCTTCGATCTTGATCTCAAAACCTGCTGCGCCGACGGTTTCGGTGCTGTCGAGTTGGTCTGAGATTCGTGCCAGCTTCTTGATGTGGTCCTCAATATCTCGGCGATCTTCTGTCGCATCTTTTTCTTCCTGTTTTGCTCTGAGCCACATCTGGGCCAACTCGGCCATGTCGGTGGTTTCGATCATTTCTTTCTTGCCTCCAGCATGGCGTCAGCAAGGTCGTAAGATTCATCTGCCAAATTTATATACAGTTCAAACAACATTTCTGGTTGGGTTTCAGTCGAGTTTTGAAAATGTTTGTCCAAAATTAGTGATTGCATTGCCTTCGCCGCAAAGTAATCCCTCATCGTCATACCCTCATGCCCGTTGTAGCCAACTGGAAAGGCTTGGTCGTTCTTTTTCATGGCTTACCCCCGATCTTGTTAATGATTGCACCCAAATCTGGCGCTTCCCAAGCCTCCAGCTTGCCAGAGCGATCTTTGGCCAGCCAAAGCCCATCGCTGTCGCACATCAGCGCTCGCTGGGTGTTGCCCTCGCCGTCACGCTCCACACGCAGCGCCAGCACTTCATCAAAGAAGTAAGGCAAGCCTTGAGTCAAGCTCTTGCCGGGCATCCCAGGGTTGTAGAGCATCTTGCCCATCTCATCGGTAGACTTTTCCAACTTGGCGCTCATATAGACATGCTTGCCCGGCAAATCACGAAACGCACGGATCAGCTCTTGCATGGTGGTGTTCATCTCACCATAAGCCGCACGCCCGTCCTTGGACTTCTTCATCTCATGGGCCAGCACCACCTCAGCGACCTCGCTGATCGAGTCAAGCGCCACCGACTGAAAGCCAGTTGCCTCTTGACTGTCACGGCACCATGTAAATGCCTCACGCAGATCATCCATGCTTGCAATCTCAATGTAGGGCAGATCAGCGTCCTGAATAGACAGCAAACCACCCTCAGCAGACAGTACGATCACATTGGGCAGAGTCTTGACCAAAGTGGTCTTGCCAGCCCCTGCTTGCCCGTAAACAAGCAACTTCACCCCATTGGCAGTTAAACCGCCAGTCGATTTCAAATTGATAGCCATCTGGCTCTCCTTTTTTGCACCACTGTCAGGGAATCTGTTTGTGGTGTAGCGACATTATAGCGTATGATTCGCACATCACAACATTTTTTTTTAACAAGGACAAAACATGATGACCCTAGAACAGATACGCCACGCACTTTCAGACCGAATGCCAATCAAGGTGGCAGAGGCCACTGGCGTTCACTACAACACCATTCGCCAAGTGCGTGACAACCCCAACGCAAACCCAACGCACAAGGTCTTGCAGGCTTTGTCAGACTATTTGGAAAGCCGGAAGGTGACGCATGGCTGACCCATTCAAGATCACAGAGCCGACCTGCATCAGCTTTAGCGGCGGTCGCACCAGTGCTTACATGCTTTGGCGGGTGCTTCAGGCTCACCAGATGAGCCTGCCGGAGGAGGCAAAGGTGGTTTTTTGCAATACTGGCAAAGAAGAAGAAGCAACGCTACGCTTTATTCAGGACTGCTCAGATCAATGGAACGTGCCTATTTCTTGGCTGGAATACTGCGTTGTTGATGGCGAACATTCCGTCAAGACGGTGAATTTTGATACGGCGTCTAGAAATGGGGAGCCGTTTGATGCACTGATTAAACGCTGGGAGCCAACACTTCCCAATGGGAGAGCAAGGTATTGCTCTGACTACATGAAAACAAGAACCACCCACAGATATTTGAAAGCAGTCGGATGGGATGAATGGGATTGCTTCATTGGCATAAGGGCTGATGAGCCTAGAAGGGTCGGTAAATTTAGGGCAAACCCAAACCCAAAAGGAAAGTATGAGACCGTTTTTTTGCCATTGGCACAAGTTGGGGTGACTTCAAAAGAGGTTGGAAACTTTTGGAAAGCACAAGTCTTTGATCTCGGACTGCCAAATATCAACGGCAAAACCATGCATGGAAACTGCGATTTATGCTATTTGAAGCCAAAATCTCAAATTCTTAGCCTGATAAAAGAGAAGCCAGAACGAGCAATTTGGTGGATGAATCACGAAGCAGAAGCTGCAAAACGCACAACTGGTGATGGGCAATACTTTGCAATTGATCGGCCAACTTACGCTCAGATGCACCAGTATTCATTTAACCAAACCGATATGTTTGACCCTAATGAAGAAGCAATCTCCTGCTTCTGTGGAGACTGAAATGAAACAACTTTTAGAAAAAGCCTTAGAACTAGCAAAAGCTGGTTATTGGGATGCTGCAATTGACTTGATTGAAGAAGCTATTGCTTCTGCGGAGACTAATTAATGGCCAACCTTTCAAACATCCTCGGCGGCTCTTGGTCGCCACCAGCAGAGAAAATCGTTGCATCTCCAGAGGCGCAGCTAATTGACGCCATCAGGGCCGCTGGCCTAGAGCCGCCAGATCACATTGAGATGGATGGCAAGATTCACCGCTTCAAATCTGGCACCAAGGGCAAGCCAGGCATTGATAAGCCCGGTTGGTACTTGGTGTTTGGCGATGGCATCCCCGCGGGACGCTTTGGCTGCTGGAGGGCTGGCATCGAGGCCACTTTCAAGGCAGACGTTGGCCGAAAGCTCACGCACACCGAAGAAATGATCCACGTTAAGCGCCTTGCCGAGTCAAAGGCAGTGAGGGATGCGGAGATCATTCGCCAGCACCAAGTCGCCAGCGAGACAGTCGAGCAAATCTGGGCCACAGCCAACCCAGCCAGCCCAGAGCACCCTTACCTATCCAACAAGGGCATTGGCGTGCATGGCGCACGCATTACGGGTGACGGTCGCCTGATGGTGCCTTTGTACGACCAAGACGGCACGCTCTCCACCCTTCAGTACATTGCCCACGATGGCGGCAAGCTCTATCACCCCGGTGGGCAAACTGGCGGTAAGTTCTGGCAGTTAGGCTCACTGGATGAGCCTGGCCCACTTTATATGGCCGAAGGCTTCGCCACCGCGGCAACCATCCACGAGATCACCAATCGCCCAGTGATCGTGGCCTACAGCGCCAGCAACTTGGTGCCCGTCACGGGCAAATTGCGCGAGATGCACGGCCCAGCCCAAGAGATCGTGATCGTGGCCGATAACGACGCCTCTGGTGTTGGCCAACGCTACGCCGAGCAGGCCAGTGCCAAGTACGGTGCACGCACAGTGGTTCCACCTGTTCAAGGTGATGCCAACGATTATGTGCAGTCTGGCAACGACTTAGCCAGCCTTCTTGCACCAACACATGATGATTGGCTCATCCC